AAGTATTCCTCCATTTCGGAATACATTGTATCTAAGTTGTTTGCAAGATTTCCATTGTAAGAAATTCTATTTGCAATTTCTACTCCATTTTTTCCTTGAGTTTTCTTTTCTTGACGCACATGCTTCATCTTCATGGGGTCAATATATCTTAATTCTTGTATACCAGCCTCTGGTTTCTTTGTATCAATTACTTTAAGATAATATAACCTACCATCAACATACCAATTTCTAAAAATTTCGTGGGACTTTCTATCAAAGTCCATCATCTCTTTAAGAGACTTGAATTCTTTTCTAATAATTTGCTTAAGTTTATCACTTGCATTTAGATTAGATAGTTCAATCTCTACTGGAGAATCATAAAGATCACTTACAATCGCTTCGTTCACTACATCTTCAATCGCAGAATCACACTCAGGATGGAGTGCCATTTCACGATATCTACGCAGTAAATCAAATTCAGTTCTGTAAACACCTTCGATATCTACATACTGACCATAAAAACCCGATTGAATATAATAATCAACCCCGTCCTCATCTGTCTGAGGTACGGGGGAAACTATAGATTTGGATTTTTGCTCCTTTTCATCAATCGAAAAACCAAAGAGTTTCGCCATTTTATAAACTTAATTTGCTTTATACTCTATTTAGTTGATATCTTCACCACCAGCTGCTGGTGAAGATCCCTTGATTGCTTCCCACCAGTGGACTTGCATTTCAACAGTAAACTCTTGAATTGCTTCAGTTTCATATGCCAAGTTAATGGCACTGATGCTGGTTGGGAAAATATCATAGAAATGATATGCTCTCAAGATGGATCCGTCACGATTGAGTTGATAAACGAATGCATCTGCTTGATAGAGAGCTGGGTCAGTAGTTCCAGTCGAATCAGAAAGACGATTCATATAGTTGCTCCACTTTTCAAATGCAGAGCGAATTGCGAAGTCGGTATCGTTAATGACTGTAATTGTCCAGCTTTCGAAAGTGCGGTCTCCAGCAAGTCTTAGAGTTCTTCCTCTGAATGCTACTTCTACTGGAGTAACATTTGATGCAGGAAGATTTGCTGCCTTAACAAGAAATCTACTCTTGTCAAGAGTATTTGAATCCACTCCGATTGCTGCTGGAAAAGCAAGCTCAACTTCAAAGAGGTTACTTCTGGTGCCACCACCCGACAGTTTGCTCTTGAAGTCTGTAATCTTTCTGAGTGGAATATTATTAAGTTGGGTTCTGGTTGCCATAGTTGTTTAAACCTCTAAATTAAAAGTTTCCGATTACTTCTTCAAAATCAACACCAGTCTTGGTGGCAATAAAGTTAAGACCAATGAAGTTAATTGATCTTGCGGGTTTAATGTAAATGTCTGCAACAAATTCATTATTATCTATCACAGCAGCAGTGTTATTTGTTTCATCGCAGATAACGACATAATCAAAGATTCCTCTCTTCGCTTGGACATCGCGTAAGAATGGCTCAACGGTGTTTACAAAGTTTGTTCTCGTAATCTCATCATTGAATTCAAAGAGAGCATCTTTTGCTGCTTGAGAAATAGCATCCTCAAGATAGATAAACAGACGACGGACATTGATTCTATCGAATGCGGAGGACTTACCAAATCCAGTCTTATCACCAAATAGGATAATACCTGCTCCTGGTGAGAAGATTACTGGGTTGACTCTATTTGAATAGAGAACGTCTCTTTGAGTTTTTGATGGATTGTATGCAAGTTTAACTGCATTCAGAATCGCACCTCTAGAGGTTCCTGCAGGTGAATACCAAGCAAAGTTATTAATATCATTGCGAGCACAGAGACCTGCAATATCTCCATTCAGCGGCACATATCTGAAGGTATTTGAGAATCTATCATACATGTACTTATATCCACTATCAAATACTGCATAAGTAGATGAGGTTACAGGTGCATAGAATTCAACCACGTTATTGGTGATATCGGCAGCAGACCTTACAGTTACTTCAGTCTGAGATGAGGTATCAGAAAGTGCTGCTCCTCTGTATGGAGAAATAAATGCGATTGCATCTTTTCTCAACTCTGCAACAGAAATTAGTTTATTTGCAAGTGCTTGTGCATCGTTAATATTATACGCTGCAGATCCCATCAGAAGGAAATCTACCTTGAAGTTTTCAGTATTCTCAAATAAATCGTAACCATCAGAAAGTTCTGCAAGAGATGCAGTTAATGCACCAGATGTTGTAACACCTATCTTTCCACCATAATCTGCACCTCTGGTGAGAGTATTTGTGGATGCACCAGCAGCAGCAAATGTAATTCCTTCCGCTTCCTGATTCCAACCAACATCAGACTCAAGATTAAATCCTGTGCTATAACCAGTGGTTACAATACCAGTTGGTGAATTAAGGCCGAAGATATACTCGGAGTTATTTGCAAGATACTTTCTCCAGAAAGATGGATTACCTACTGAGAATTCTGCATCAGATGCCTTAGATAGTGCTAAGTGCTTCTCAAGAATTGTGCCAGCATTTCCAGTTACTGTTCCGAGAGAATCAATAACAACAACATGGACTTCATCGAATCTTGAGTTTCTTGCTGCAGCATATGCAGAAGTGCCAGGTCTTGGAGCAATGTTATTCCAAGAAATGGATGATGTACTTGTTAAACCTAATGTTTGCTGATCAAACCAGTCAAGTCTTGAAGTGTATGCAGCACTTCCATATGATGTGTCTTGAGCATTTGTATGAAGTCCAACAGATCCTGAAGATGAAAACGCCCAAACACCATTTGGTTGATAATCATACTCAGTCTCAGTTCCTGCGTCAGAAACATGACTTAGTACTTTTACATCAATTGAAGAGTTACCAATTCCAGTAATAATTCCTTTTAAATATCCATCTAATACTGTTGTAGTTCCTATTCCTGCAGATACTCTACCTGCAACAGATTGAGTTACTCCATATCCAACTTGAAGTGCTGCAGATGTTGTAGTCGTAGTATAACTTCCAAAAGAAATCTCTACATTATCCAATGCAACTGTATTTAAAGATGCTGGATTGATGGTAACTGTACCAGATCCAATATCAGTAACAGTTACACCAGAACCAATGATTCCTGATAGTTCTTTTAAAGTTTGTCCAGCAATAATTCCAGTTGTTGTGACTCCAGTAATTATTGTGGTAGTGATACCAACATCACCATCCGATGCAGTGGCAACACCGACAAATGTTGTGTTTGTAACAGCACTAGTACTAATCCCTGTTAATGTTTGGTCTGCTTTAGAGTCAATAATACCAACCTTAAGACCATTTGACCATGATCCTGGGTTTCTTGCAGCAACTACAACATCGGCAAGGGTATTTTCATCATATCCTAAAGCATTATAATGATCTAAACTATCAATTTTAACACTAGCAGCAGTTCCTACAAATCCATTTCTTAAAAGAGTGTCATTTGCTCTTACAACTCTTAGTGCTCCACCATATGCCAAATATGAAGAGGCAGTCAACCAATGCTCATAATGCTTATCTGTTGAGTATGGTTCTCCAAAATTGATGAGTAAATCATTCTCATTTTCTACTAAGGTTGGCGAATCTACTGGTCCCTTAGCAAAAGGTGCTACTATTGCACCAATCTTATCAGATGAAGGAGTAGTTCTTCCAATGGTTAAATCAATTTCTCTTACTACAATTCCAGGAGATGCTAAATTTAGCGGCATCTTTATTCTCCGTATTACCAGAATTATTCTAAAAGTATTTATAAATTCGCTTATCTATAATCCCACATATAAGATCTATCACCATATTCATCAACATTCCATACTTCTAAAGTATTATTTTCGCTTTTTGATTCTGCAAATACCCACCGATCTCCAGTTTCTTCATCAATTGTTATATTCATATCTTCTAGTCCATCAGAAATAAATCCGAATGGTGCCATATCCTGCTCTATCTGATTTTTCTGCTCTTCATAGATTCTTTTACGGACATCATTATCCGTCATCTCTTTGAAATAGTCCTGTGCTACCAACCAAGAAAAGATTACAAGACACATTGCCAAATCATCATTACAACCCTCTTCTGCCTCAAAAGAGTTATGTCTCTGTGCGAATGTGGTTAATTCTGAAATGATATCATAATCTACAGTAAGAAGTTTATCATCTTCTAACAGAGTCTTTAAGTTAGAGCATCCTAACTTCTTTACTGCAGCAGTCATTCTCACACCCAACTGTGATTTTTTACCACTAAATCCAGATCCAACAATCTGACCTGCACGACCTCTCATTGCACACATCAAAACATTATCATATTCCAAATCAAAATGTAATATACTTGCTACTTGGTCTCCAATATCATTAACTTCAATCAGCAACCAAGCATCATTATATCCTTTTGCTACTTCGTGAATAATACTTGGAAATAGCATCGGTTTAATTTCATTATTCCTATACTTTGCTACTACTTTATATGGAAACTGTGTAATATCAAAAACAATAAACGCAGAGTAATCATTTCCAAGACCACGAGCAACATCAACCGTCACTAAGTAATTATTTTCTGGTTTTGGATGTTCATATACATCTAATCCAGCATTTCTTCTAATTGGATCTTCATATACAAGATTTCTAAGTTTTGCTGGATTGATAAGAGTGTTGACAGATCCTAAGAATTCGCAATTGTGTGATATTATATTATTTGAATAATAAAGATTATCTTCACCTACATCAAGTAAATCGTAAAGATATATTCCTTCCTCAACTATTTCATTATATACTACTTTTTTACCCTGTAGTAAATCATCTACTTTGATTGTTGATGCTTTAATTTTTTCTTTTCCGAAAGAATGATTATCAGAGCACTTTATTTCTGACCCATCATCAAATATTATCCAATGATAGAAAGGTTTATAAACTTTTTGAATTCCTGAAAAAGATTTAAATCCATCGGGAGTTTTTACTTTAATATTTTTATTAAGTTTAAACATTTTTCCAACACTCCTTTAAAACAATCCTTTTCAATCCTTGAGGTGTTAAATTATATTTTTTGGCATATTCTTTACAGAATGCCTGAACATATGACATTTTCTTGCCATTTTTCATAATTATTCCAACATTCGGTAAATTTGGTTTTTCATTGTATAGTTTTCTTATTTCTCTTATCTCATCATCATTAATTTTTCTACTAAAAACTCTACCTTTTCTAGACATACTCATTTTTTCTATAGATTCTTCCGAAAAACAATTTTTCATACCTTTGTTCCAAGGAATATTACCTTTCTTAACTCCCCCGATTCCCTTTCTTTCATAATTATCAAAACCTTCGCCACCTGTAGATTTATTCCAACCATTTTTAAATGTATCAAATTTTTCTATGTAAAAAATTTCTTTTTCTTTTGCTTTTTCTGATAAATCTATTTCTTCACTTATTTCAAAGGTGTGTGGTGGTTTATTTCTTTTATGCTCCCTTTTTCTAGCATCTAAATTTCGAGTTTGTCCAACATATTTGACTTTACCGTTCAAATCTTTAAGGAAGTAAATATAATACATTTTTATTGTTATTTATAATCCAAAAAATTCACATTCTTTGGTACAAACCTTCCATAGAAATTTTTTGAGTATTTCCATCATCGTCTATAATTTCAACTAAAGTGTCTCCGCTTAAACATTCAAACTCAACTTTGAATTGCTGCTCTGAAGTGTTGGCAATTGTTTGCTCTTTCCAAGCATCATCTCTTCCAGGAACTTCAGACCAATGAACATCAGTCGGCACATATTCATTCTTTCCTCTTTCAGCATCGTGCCACATACGGTAGAAATGATTCATACCGCGTGGAGTTGAAACTATAATAACTTTCGTGCTTTGTCCGGAAGAAATGGTTGGATATACTGATGCAAAGAAGTCATCGGCAATGTGATTTGGAATAAACGCAAATTCGTCCAAGAAAATCACATTGTATGATCCACCTCGAACTGCAGATGATGATGTAGAGTTGGATGAAATTTTAGACCCATTCTCTAATTCTAAACTACCTTTATTCCAAGACACAATACCCTGCTGCATCCACTTTGGTAGATTTTCATAAGCAAGTTGCAATCTTCCAAGAAGGTCTCTAGCAGTTGATGCTTTGTTTGCTAGAATTGCAATATTTACATTATCATTGAATACTGCGTAATGCAAAAGGTATGAAACAACAGTTGTAGATTTACCCGTCTGGCGGGGCATCTTACAAATATTAAAACGATTATCGTGGAAGTTTTGAATTAACCTTTCTTGGAAAGGATACATTTTAAAAGGTACAAGACCATGATCAAGAGAAACAATTTTGATATAGTTTCTAGCAAAATAAACAGGGTCTTCCTTACACCTTAAAAACTCAATAACTTGCTCTTCAGTGAATTGAATTTGGGTATTCGCCTTTTTCAGGTTCGGATTTCCCAAATAGACATTATCAGACATA